AGACATTACTGTTTCACTAGAGCCTGAGGATGATCCGCTGATAGCAATATCTACTTGACCACTACCAGCGTCAGTTACAGTAACACCGTCGCCAGTGAAATTGAGGGTGGATGCAGCAGCCACGACAGAAACGCCGTCATCCTCTACCGCAACATCGCCACCACCACCGCCACCACCGTCTTGGATCACATACGCGGTTCCTGCACTGGGCACCGTTCCAGTAAAATTGACGCGAACGTGAGTGATTGGAACGGTTTTCGAAATAATACCCGCGCCATCTACAACACTACCAGCGTTTCTGGTGTACTGGAAGTACGCAGGGCCATTTACTGCGCAGCCAAAAATCCTTACGCCAGCAACTTTCGGTGTTTCCCCCGAAGACATGATGTTCAGGTTATTTTCAGATGCAACACCATCGGCGTCAAAGAAACTCCAAACCAAGTGGTATTGACCAGAACTTAAATAAGTCAAACCGCCGTCCGTTGACACATCTACATTAATAGATTGGCCGTTAAAATTCTCGTCAATTAGTACGGCAATGTCATTCCCCGTGATAGAGAACACCAGCGACGTTGCATCAGTTATGCTCTGAGAAGCAACACTTGCCCCGGCAGAGCCACCAGAAACAACAGCCTTATACAACTTCACATTATCAACGGCACAGTTGTTGTTCGTGCCCGATCCTCTATCCAACCTCACCGTCAGGCGAAGCGTTACCATCAAGGGCAGAGAGTATGATCTCCGTAATATCATTATCTGCAAAGTTCTTCAGGCAATCCGCAGTCATTTCGTAGTATAGGATATTCGTATCCGCAGATACATCCACATCCTGATACATTTCGAAAAGCGCCAGCGTTCCGCCGTAGAGTATGTATGTCCCGTTACGGGCAGTGGTCGCAACGCTATCCCAACTTCCCGAAGTGAACGGGTCAGCAGAAAAAGCGGCAGTGCCAGTAGTTACCGTCCAGCCGGTAGTGTCGCCAGTTTCGAAGTCCCCGTTTGTGATAGATACTTCTGAGACGGTTACTGCGGCAGAGCCACCACCAGATTGTTCTACCCACTCAACATCGGTTTCACCAGTGTTAACCGCTAGGACTTTCCCAGCATTTCCGGTAAAGGAGGGATAGGATGCACCACCCCCTCCGGGGATCGCGACAGAAGCTACACCAGAAACATCCGTAACAGTAACCCCAGCGCCAGTGAAGTTGATGGCAGTCGGAGTGGCAACAACCTGAACCCCATCGTCTTGGACAGGGACAGAACCGCCACCGCCGCCACCAGTCTTCCAATCAGTCTGACCGAGTTCAGTGTCAATGGCGCTTACAATCTCTGCGCCGGTCTGGTCAGCAGTGGCGTTATCTTCAATACCGTCGAGTTTACTATGGTCCGCAGAGGTGAATTCCTCCCGAGCATAAAGTTCGTTAAAATTATCGTTGGTCTTGTCGAAAGCGTTGCGAAGGGTATCCCCGGTGCCGTCGTTCGCTGCGGAACCGATATTGATCGTTTGTTGAGGCATATCGTTATCCTTTAATCAGACGGACCTTGCTCACGACCCTCCGGGGTTTCTTCATCATCTTCCTCTTCTTCGGAATCTGGATCAGACTGTCTCCCCACCATCAGCAGGTCAACTTCACGCTGCCTCTTCTCTTCCAGTTTCGCAAGGAATTCTTCCGAGTTTACCTCAGGAAGTTCAGCGTTCTTGAGAAGAGCATTGATGATGTCAACCTCATCAGACAGGTCAATATTGGCACCATTCAGGTTTCTCAGGTAAGAACCAAGTTCTTTCAGATCATGCGGTGCAACATCGCCAGCTTTGAGTTTCGGCATGAGAGCCATATCAAAGCCATTCATTTTCCAGAGGGGTTCCAGAAGTTGCTTGTTCAGCACATCCACGATGGAGTTGATGTAACTCTCCATAGAACGGAGATACAAGTCAGTCTTGGATTTGGAAAGTGCATAGGAACCAGCAGAGGACGATCCAAGCATGAGGAATTCCGCCATGACAGATCGTGCAATGTCATGCTGATACCTGCGAATGATCGGGTCCATATCAATGGAGCGAGAACCATTCGACGTGATAAGTTCAACGTCCATGAGACGAGATTCAGTTGGTTTACCCTCAACATCCGTATAAACATCGGAGGGAAGCAGGGCATACCCTTGTTCGTTATATTTCAAGTCACGGAGGATAGTCTCGAAAGTCTGCCTCAGTGCCCTTTGATCGTCAGTGGCATCGGGAGACAGGTATTCCGCAGGCATACGACCGATAGGGATACCATGAAGTTCCCGCTCCACTGCAACTGCCTCAATCTCTTGCAGGCGTTTAAGGTAGGTATACGGGACAAAAGCATTGCGGAGGATAGAACGACCGGAAGGATCATTGTTCAGGGAAGTTGTCCGGTAATAGAGGGATTTGTCAGAAGGGATGGTAGTTCCACCCGGATTCTTGCCCCACGACACAGACTGTTTAATTCCCAGCACGTCCCCAGTGGTCTTATCCACGATAAACTTTTCAATAGTCCAAGGGGCACGGATCGCCAGTTTCCTGATGCCAATCTTTCCATCGTCACGGAGGACTTGTTCTGTCGCATACATAACAGCGCCAATCTCTGCACTGTTGTCTCGCATCTCACGGAAGGTCTTGATGGCGCGATGACCACGAAGGTCGGGCAGAAATTCATCCGCCCTAACCTGACCAGTGTAGGTGTTCCGACCAGAGACACCCAATTCAATTTTAGCTGCGCGTTCGCTGAGTGTCTTCATTGAGTCTACCTGTTATCTTCTATTTGTCGCATATTCACTGAACAGTGAACATCCCTACAAATCTCAGGCAACCCGAACACCAAGGAAAACCAGTTCCATCGTAGCACCGGTAGCGCCCGGATCACCAGACACGACAACCTCAACCTCATCCGCAGTGGTCAGGGCACCAGCCGTGCCGGTACCAACACCACGAACACCGTTGCAGCCGAAGATACCCTTATAGCCGGTCGTGTTCAGGGCAATAGTCGCACCGTCAACGTAGGCATCGGTATCTGCATCATCGCCAATGTCTTGCAGGTTCACTGCGTTGGTAGCCGCAACAGTAACCGTAACCATAACGGCAAGCGGCAGGAAGTCGGCAGGCATACCAATAGCAGCTTCTTTACCGGTCGTGGCACCATCAGCAACAGTAATGGTCGTCTTGTAGGTAGACAGGCCAAAGGTCTCGGTGTCACGAACAATCTTGATCTCTTCGTTCGCGGTGGCGTTAACAAGTTCTTTTTTGTAAAGCGTCTTCATGAGTTCATTCCTTTAAGATTGATTAAACTCCAAGTAGACCTTTACTTGAAGTGTAGGAGAGGTTGAGGTTAGGTCTCGCGACACCCTTCAGTGCCAAATCAGTAATTGCCCATACCAGTGCATCAAGACGGTCGGGAGAGCCGATACTGCCCAGTGGCTCCCAAGACACCATCTGAGTTTCAAGATCATCCAACCCATGCTTGTGAAAAACAAGTCCTCGCTCGTAGAGAGCGGAGACCGGTTCAGCCCTAGCGTATTTACCTCTTGATGCATGTACCAACCTGATGGGTGCTGTTTCATCTACAGTCTGAATTGTGTGACGAACCATTTCGCCACCTTGGTTCCGCTCCGCTACAATACGGTCAGCAGAATACTTATGGTAAAGTTCGATTGCTCTGGATGCCCAACCCTCAGGAGTAAACCTGTCAGTAGCATCTTCCAGAACATAACACTTGCCATTATGGTCCATACCAGCCACGACAATACCAGTCATGTCGGATTCAGCATTGGCTGTAACGGCAGGGTCTACAGATACGACAACCCTAGCCAACTTCTGCGCGAAGTCAACCGGGTCGGGTATGTTCATCTCACACTGTTCAAGAAGACTTCTGTTCCAAAGGGCACCAGCCGCTTCATCCAGAATTTCCGCGAATAGTTCCTGTCTACCGAGGCGAGTCCCTTCGTACTGGGCCTTGACTGCCTCAAGGTAGGTGTTGGCCAAATTTGCCGCATTATCGTAGGTAGAACCAGAGGTAACGACGGTCTTTGGGTTGCCTATGATCTCTCGGATCAGTTTGGTGGGCTTCGGAGTAGTGGTGATGCAAGTCTGTGGGTGCTTCCCGAGACGAAGACAGAATTGAAGCATGTCCCAAGTCCCACGGTCCCGGTTCCATGCACAAAGTTCATCACACCAAGCTGCCTCAAACTGAGGTCCACGAAGACGTTCAGGTTCCTCCGCAGAGAAGAACTGAACAATCGCACCATTTTTCCATGTGAGGGTTCTTTTGGTGGGAGACCACTCGGGGAGGCCAAGTTCGACACCCCGGTTCGTCTTATCACCTTTCCAGCAGCAATTCAGAAAACCGGATTCACCTTTCACCATAACTCGTTCAATATCCGAGTTGGTGGCTGCTACAGCGGCAATCCTCTTATAGCCCCTCTTGACAAGAGACCTTACCCATTCAACACCCGCTCTGGTCTTCCCAAAGCCTCGACCAGCGTTAATGAGCCACTGGTTCCAATCTTTCGATTTCGGAGCGAGTTGTTCGGGTCTCGCCCAAAACTCCCAAGTATACCTTAGTTCTTCTGCCTTGACCGGAGGAAGCTGAGAAAGCAGTTCAACAACATCCTCTCCCATTGCCCTCAGATCATCAGCATGGAGTGGTAGACCGTTCTTACTCATTATTCTGTCTCTCTGTGTCGGGTGGGAGTGCACTTGTCGCAGAATTTTCCATGATGGTGCCCCCTCAAAAGTCACTCCCTATCTTGGGTGGTCACTCTTCCGTTTCCCCACCTTCTTTGTCTTTTTTCACGTTGAGCAGGGCGAGCAGGTCATCAATAGCAGAGGTTGCTTCATCCTCACCCTCATCATCTTTAACTTCGACAGTCTGGTTCGGGCTCCAACCAAGTTTCGATCTCGCAATCAGTTCAAGGGCTTTCATGTCGCCATCGACAAGACCCTTCTCCATGATTTTTTCCCCAACAGTAACGCCGAGTTCTGCCCTTGCAGAAGCGATGTCTTCCCGGTAAACCTTGTAAACGGTGTTCATGGCAGAAGGCGCACCTTCGAACTTCTGGATGTCGTCGAGGATAACTTTCATGGGGACACCCGCCTTGATAGCACGGCGGATATATTGTGCAATCCGTAGATTGTGCTTACAGGGTTCTTGTCAAGTTTTTATATCAAACGGGACTTTCCCCTACCATTTCCACTATGGGATATACCCATTCAGATCATCTGAACAGCATAAATACAGGTTCTTCGTGATCCTTGACAGGTACACCGATATTTTCATACAGTTTGAAGGCATATTGATCCAACCGGTTCCAACTTGGCTCACTTTTCCACTCGTCCCTTACGAATCTTGCTTCGTCCAGAACAGGTGTTCGATAGGTTGATTGTTTTTTACCTCGACGGAGTAGATAGTTCTCCCCATCAAAGAAGATACCATCCTCAACTTCCTCCCAATTTGAAGCGTCGGTCGGTACCCTCCCTCTGCGACGAGTCACGACAAGATTAGTGATGGAAAAATTTTCCTCATTCCCATCTATGAAACCAACAATGTGTGGTGGAGAAGGAACATACCCATAGTAGGCGAAGTAGAGAATCCATGACTTAAGGAGGTTCACATTTTGCCTCTCCTTATCACGACAACCAATAATTGTCGTCCCGTCTTTCCTCTTGTGACCTACTTCATTCCCTGAACGTCTACAAAATACTTTTCCACTATCGAAGTCGAACTTATACTTTTCTCTAATCTCACGACAAGAAAAACCATAATACACTACATTACTCTTAAAATCGTTTATAGGGAGTTTCCCGTCAACTGTTACCTTGTCACACCATTCTTCAATCACTCTTCAGATTTCCTCTAAATTTTTTCTGACAGTCCTCCCTATATATCCTATAAGGAAGATTCTATAAAAGTAGGAGTAGATATATTAAAGTAGTAGTTTATAGACCTAAAAAGATACTATTCCACAGGGATACTTATCCCATAGAGTTCTATCCCATTGAGTTCTTCCCATTGGGTTATATCCCCCCGGAACGAACCTAAAGGTTATATAGTGCCAATAAGAGGTCTTGTCAAGTTTCTCTATCAAATATTTTTTGTGTTGTATCTCTGCACAACCCCTTGACAGAACATATAGTATAAATCCATAGGGGTCTCACATTACTTAGTTGTAACAAAAATGTTACCTCCGATAAAATTTTTCTTTTGGATTCTGAGGTGGGTACGCCCCCGGCCCGAATCACCCCGTGGAAATCTGAGGGGCCCCAAGGGCATGTCAAGTATTATTTCTGTCGTGTAACAATTCGTGATGAGAGGGTGATAGTGTGGTATAAATGCAACAGGGTAGAAATAAATTAGGTGTTATGTTCGATTATTCTTGACGGCAGGAAACCGATTCGGCTGCCCACCGACATTCTACGTCAAAGCGATATGTCCGGTAAAACATACCGAATAACGACATATTAAACCGGACATATTCATTTGCATACAAACGATTATTTCGCCCCGTTATTTAGGGCATATTCCCTCAGGACTTTCCGTTTGGAATTAAAGCCGCCTTTCACTGTAGATTTAATCCAAAGGCAAACGTCGGTTCCCGCCTTAGTCTGCCCTAGATATATTCCCTTTGCATCTGGCGCGCTGGCATAAACATGCTGTCCGGGCTGAATATGTTTTCTAAGCGGACCGGGAATAGAATGAATGTCGAATGTCTTTTGATACTGCATTGCCTTGAGTCCTCTTGTGTGGGCCATACACGGCCGAGTCTGGTTTAGGGTAGGGCTACTAGGGCGAGCGGTCTAACCCGCCCTAGCGGGGCTTGTGTGGGGCTTGCTAGGCCCGTTTCCGTTGTGGGCCATGATCGACAATCGCAACAGACTTGCCACGAATAGAAGCGCCACCACAAAGCTTGCATTTGGCACACGTTGATTTGAAACCGGCCTCTTTCGACGCGGGGCAAAGAATCTCGGAAACATCCCTTTCGGAAATATCCCGAATAACTCGAAATGTGCGCTCGCCCCGAGTCCAAGCTTGCCGCGCTTGATTAAGGGAATCCGCGCTAGTCATGATCCGCGCCGGGTCCGGGTTTTCTTTCCCGTGCGTGTAAGCGGTATGAGCTTTCGACTCTGACAGTAGAGAGTCCCATACATAACCCGGCACGGCGGCTGGATCGCCATAGGAACCGATCCTGACGACCTTGCCGCGCCCTAGACTGGCAATCCCGGCATGGCCCTGCACGGCCTCGTATGCGCCGCGCCGATAGGCCTTGAAAACACCATTAGGGGCGAATAGCAGATTCACATAGCAGGACCGATTATCTGCCCACCCCTTTTCTTTGTCGTGATTAGGGATTCCCATATGTGGGCAATCGCCACAAATGGATTTATCTTCACCAATTCGGCTTGCGGAAATTGGATCAATGTCGGCCCGGAGAATCCAAGTTTGGCACATATTGCCAGTTTTCTTGTTTCCGCTTGAGTCTTGGAAAATAACCACAATGGGTTTTCCATCATAAAGACTCGGCCCCTCGTAAATAATGAAAGACGCCATTATCTTTCCCTTTCCAGATTAGAGAATAACAAGGATCGCAACAGTGAATATTGCGAAACTAATTGCCGACCAAACGTCATTCCAATCAAGCATTGGCAGACTCCATATTAACAACAACAATCTTTTCATTCCCGGTTTTGAAACGAAGATTTGCCGCAAGCTTTTCTGCGTTTTCCAAAGTGTAAAACCCGGCAAAGGGTTTCACGTCAAATTCACGGACCAAAGCAATTGCATAGGTTTTGCGCATTGGGATTCCTTTCATGTTTCCCGTTTGAATAAATGAAAAGAGTCGAGAATTAATCCCGACTCTTCGCTTTATTCACTCGTTCCCATTAAAGGGATTTTCCAATTGGTACTGGATCAGCTTTTCTTCAGCATAAGTAATTGCGCCGACTCCGATAATCCCTTCAGGCGGATTATCTTTCGCGTCATTGTAGACCCGAAACAGCTTTTGCATATATACGCTTTCGGGATTGTTTTCGTGCCAATCTTTTGCCGCCTCGCTTGCCGGATCAATTCCAGACGCGCGGCAATCTTCGATAATATCAAACGCGGCTTTGCAGACGTCACTAAAATCATGCAAGAGTTTCATTTTAATCCCCTTTCAAACTTTAATTTGAATCTCGCTTTCGCAAAAGCAAGTGATTTCGTGTTTATTTCCGTCTTCGTCCGTCACAGAAATTCTAATCGTGTGAAACCCCTTTTCATCGGGCCGATTAGCAGGAAAAGATTTCCGAGAAATTTCAATTTCGGCTGCACGGTGGATGTTAATGTCCATTGTTTTTCCCTTTTAGAGTTTGATTAGTAGAGGTCGAGTGTATCATTTTCCAAATGATATGCCAGTCTGAATTCGGCGGCGCGGCGCGCGCTTTCACTTTCGGCACGGTGAATCTTGCCGTCAACTTCCGCTTTCAAAACTTCCAAGGCGTTAATTGCGTCTTCAATTCCGTCACACGCCAAAATGTCGCCGCGATCTTCCGCTGCATCCAGTTGGTCGCAGAAATCTGCAATCGCATTGTGCAAAGCAGAGGATTGCACATAAAGAATTTCATTTTCCATTGTGTTTCCCTTTCCCGAATTAAAACGGAATAACCATTAATTCCGCTTTAGAATAGGAAAGTTTTTGCCGGGGCTTTTCTCTTCCCGGCCTGCCCTAAACCACCGTCGCAAGTCCCGTCCGTGTCTGGTCCGCGCGAGGCGGGATCAACGGCTCGGAATCCCTGCTAGGTAAGGGACAGTCGGTCACGCGGGGCCTAAGCCGACACGGGGCCTATGGGGTTCGGGCGCGGGGCCGGTGGCGCGGCGTCCCTTCCATTGATTCGTACCTTACAGACCGATTCCGGCGTGGTCAATCCCCTATTTCGCCGGGCTGGAATCGGGCGGGCTGGAATCCCGTTGAAGGGTGAAAAGGAATCGCGGGCGCGCGTGGCATATCCTCGTTCTGTCGTCAATCGAAAAAACCGGGTTTGCTATGCGTCTGGATCAAAGCTGGTATGAGTCCAGGTCATAACCTGCACTAATCGGCATAAACCTGCACTTTAGGACAGGAACAAACCGTGAAAACGGGCGAGTCGGTTTTCTAGGTAGTAGGGTGACCGAAACCAGAGTCGGCCTTGTACGGGCTTCTGAGGGCTTCTGAGGGGCATATGCACCAAACGCATAGCTAATCGCCCGAGCCATGCAAAAATAAGGGGTTGACAAACCCTCGAATCTGTGATTCGGAACAAAAGAACAAAACGAGAACAAAACGGGAACAAACCGTGAACAGAACGAATCAGGAACAAAACGGGAACAAACCGTGAACAGAACAAAACGAGAACGAATCATGAACGGAATCCTAGAAGAAAAGTCGTATTGTCAATAGAAAAGATTGGTTGACTAGGGCGCGAATCCCTGATAATCTGGAAAAAATCAGGGAAGACTAGGGGCAGGCCGATTCGGCCGAGTTCACAAAAAACGGCGAAGGACGGCACTACCGAATCAGTTGCATATTTGTCACACCGTGTGGCTTCTGTGTTTGTCAATACAAATTTTCGTGTTTCATCATATCATGAACTATGAATGTTTGCGCTAACGCCGCAGTGCAGAATGTTACCGCTAACGCTGCGGTGCAGCAATGCATGTGCAGCATTTCAGAAATTCATGAAATCCAGAAATTCGGAGATTCCAGAAACTGACCAAGCTGGCTCCACCCCACCGTGGAAATTGCTCACCCCACCGAGGGAATTGTTCATCCCCCACCGAGGGAATTGTTCACCCCGCCGTGGAAATTGCTCATCCCCCACCGAGGGAAATGCTCACCCCACCGAGGGAAATGCTCAGTTGACAACCCAGATTACAAGTGCTAAGTTACGAATCATAGGCAAAAGGAGACAGAGATGCTAGGAGATGATGAGATTATCGAAATGATGGTGGTGCGTCTGTATCGTGAGGGTAGAAGTCCTGCTTACATTGCAGGGTATCTTGACATGTCGTATGATGATGTGCTGAACATCCTGATCTACAATGAGGTTCACAAAGATGGTGTCTAAGTTCGACGTAGGATCAATCCTGATTCCCACCCAAAGATATAGTGAAGTCTTTCTTGGTCGTGATGACCAACCAGAGTGTATCGTAATTGGTGTGGACGAGGGTAACATGCTGTTTATCAGGGTGATGGATCAACCACAGTTCTTTTACCTAGCTAAACGGGATATGTTTGTCTGACAAATTTTGTCTAAATAAATTTTGTCAAAAACATTTTGTCTGAAAATTGTCTGGATGAAAGGGGTCTCATGATTGTTGTTGAAGAAAGTCATTCTCTTCTATCATTTCTGGAAGAGATCGGATTGAACAAGAAAGAGAAAACTGGTTTCAAGATAAACAAGAAAGGTATGCCACATCGTGATGTGTCTTGGTTTGAGAGGGGAGAAGAATGCCCCCATTAGGTTAGGGGGGAAACCTTTCATTGACAATTCTATTAGTGACACTCTCCATCTTGTTCTCGGAGAAGAATGCCCCCATTAGAATTTTGTCGAAATAGTTTCGTTTCAGATTTCCCTTGACAAAAGGGGTCTCATGAGGTATAGTGATTCTCAAGATGGAAGAAAGGAGATAGACGGATGAAGGTTGATAGCACTGTTCCTCTCGGACACGTTGAACTGATCGAAACGATGGTCAGAATGTGTGTTAACCACTTGATGCACAAGGACTATGACTTGTTCCTTCCCGACAATGCGATTGACCGTGCGGTGGGTGTTCTCCACGTCCGTCACGACGAGAGGGGGACGCCCAGCCGGGCTGGACGGAATGTGATCCGCATCAACACCTGTTACTGGCAAGTGGGGAATGGCATTCACACTGAATATCCTTCCTATGCCCGTGACCCGGTTATCGGTGCTATCGACGTGGGTGGTTCCTTCACTGGCCACATGCTGGTCACTGTGGCACATGAAGTGTCTCACCACATCCAGTATGCTCACTACCACCGCTCTCCGTGGCTCAAGCACATCTACCGCAAGCCGCACGGCGATGGGTTCAAGCGCCTTTACCGGCACCTTCGTCGTGATCTGGTCAATGACTTCGTTCGGGTAATCAGGGAAGGGAAATAAGGCAGAAAAACCGTGAGTAAGTGCCAGAATTTTGTTGAAATGGTTTGGATGGGATATCCCTACCCTAAAAGGGGGCCCCATCCACTTTTTCCTTGACTAATCCACCGAATCATGGCATAAGTAATCATCAACAGAGCGGAGGTAGATATGTTCACTGATGAGATCAGCACTACGGTCGAGGTTGAGTTCCGGGGTAAACTTCTGGAACTGGAAGTGTATGCCGAGATTGAATATGATCTTGGCTACCGGAACTGTCCTGATACCCTGTTCATCACTGAGATTTGGGGGCTGCATCAGGGTAAGAAAGCCAAGCGTGTCTCTGAGCGCCTCTATCATGCCCTGCGGGATGACTTCGATATTGCGTTCGAAGATGAACTTATCAAAAGCCTTGAGTATTGAGGGGAGAACACAATGTGCCAAGCGAAAATCTAAAAGGATAGGCACGATCCCCTCCATCAAGCTACCTTGAACAATACCCAAAGAAGATTCGGAGAACACACACCATGAAACTTAACGCCATGCCCAACCTGAACGGGAATGATGAAAAGGACTTCCAAGAGGTCTACTTTGCTCTTCGTGAGGCCCAAGAGGCTATCGACAAGGCAGGGCAGAAGCTTTCCTTCGTCCTCCACGGTCGGAACTACCAGCACCTTTGGGGTGGTCGTGATGATGATGCAATCATTGCTGATCGTCGCAACTGCCAAGGTCGTATCGCTGATGCGAAAGCTGACCTTGGTGAAATCATGTCTGCCATCGTGGATGTACTCGAAAAGTATTGACAAACCCACCGAATCATGGCATAAGTAATCATCAACAGCGGAGAAAGAGACATGAGCAAGTTCAAGGAAGTTCTCGCCTACTACGCACAGGACGTGGAATACGACTGTGAGTTTTACACGTTCAACACTGAGAAGGCTCGTGACAAGTTCGTGAAGAAGAACGTAGAGAACTGCACCTTCAAGTGTGGTCGTGTCATGTATGACAACTACGACCATCACGAATACGAAACTGTTGACTTCTATTACGGATAAGGAGACTACTAATGGAGTTTTTCGATCTGAGGTCGTCGGTATGGGACGAAGACAACGCCCGCACTGACCTGTTCGGTGTTCGTATCAACTACCGTAGCTGGACTATTGTCGTCACACATGGTTTCGGGCATGGTGATAGTTCGGTTTCCGTCTACGAACCGGGAATGGTGAAGCCTGCTGACTACATCTATGAGGAAGATGAGGTTGTGCCGGAACCTTATCTCGAAAAGGAAACCACCCCGGATAAGTTCGGCGAGGTGATGTTCGAAATGATGAACGTCATCAATCTGGAAATCGAGGCAGAGGAAATGTTCGGTGGTTTCTGATATCGTCATAGCATGGGGTTTGGTGGCATTTATTGCCACCATTCTCTTTATCACAATCATTCATGGTGGAAATGGAGACTAAAATGGACCTGAGGATCGTTTGCCACTTGGTTGACACGGAATACCCCGGTTGGGAGGTTATCCTGTCTGTGCCTAAATTTGATGGGGATGCCGAACATCACTATGCTTGGTTCTCTTTCGGAGATAGTGGAAACTATGAAACCTGCCAAGAGGCTCTGCAATCTGCGGAGACCTTCATTGACGGTGCTAGGTGGGCTTTTCGTCTGTTGCAAGGCGGTGGTCTTGAAAGGGGTGCTGGCAACCCCCTCACGCGATTGAAGCAGGCTGCTGCTTACAACGTAGAGAACTCTCGGGGTAGTGTGTGATGGAACTGGTTTTTAGTATCCTTGAGGTGCTTCTACTCATGGGGGTTGTGGCTGGTCTTTGGGTCATGGTAGCCGCTTTCGCCTACTTTACCTACAAAACCCTCACGTACGAAGAATAGTCTTGACAAACCCACCGAATCAGGGTATGTTCTAATCATAGACAGAAAGGAAAGCAAATGGAAACCACTGAACTTCTCTCCCCGGTCGTTGTGCGCGATATCGTCAAAGGCCGTGGCACTCGTATCGCCACCGTCACCTTCGTGAAGGCCGATGGTTCCCTTCGTGTCGCGAATGGCCTGTTCCGGCCTTCCAGCCACATCGTAGGCTCTGAGCGGGGTGTCCGTCAGGGTCAGATGTTCAAGAAGCAGGGCATCGTCCCGTTCTACGACCTGAAAAAAGGTTCGTGGATCAGCTTCCGTGAAGACAAGGTTGTGGAGATCAAATAATGGGAAAGCCGATTATCGGAGATACCGTAAAAATCCTTGAGAACACATTCACTGAGGTTCCAGAAGGGACCATTGGCGTGGTGACTGATAGACATGATCTCGCCGCCGCAGTTCTTGTATCTTGGAATGGTGTGTGGATCAAAGAACACAATCATATAGATGAAAACAACTTTCATCTGTGGTTCTGGAATGAAGAAGTGGAGGTAATGTAAAATGTCCGGTATTGGTGGTGAATTTATTTGCAAGGAAATCATAACGAAGACCGTAATCAACTCTGTAGTTGATGGATACTTGAGTAACTATGCAGGTATTAGCGTAGTTTCGACTGAACCGGAACTTGTCGAACTTGTGATTGGTTCCCGCTACGTTGACAGGGAGGCCTGTACTTTTACGAAGGACTCTGTTGCAGAGTTGATTGAGGTTCTGCAAGAAATTCACGACGTAATGGAATAAGGGCCATGAAAAGAAAAACCCGCGACCCGATAGCAAGAGTTCTAAGAACGCCTGTATTCAGGAAGCGGGTGATTTCTTTGAAGAACAAGAAGATTGACCGAAAGAAAAAACATAAAGGAAAAGGTTTTGAGTGAACCTAATATAATTTCCCAAGAATGGGCTGACTGGTGGGAGGAAGCGGCCAGCAACCTTCCAGAGCAAGCTACAGCAGATGAGATAGCTACTGTGTTCTCTCTTCTGATGGAAGTCTATGGGATCAGGTCCAGTGATATTGCGAACCATGTCTTCAAGGTTCTGTATTACAGTATGCAGGAGGAAGTGTTGGGTTCAGACAGAACCCTTCACTAAAACCCACGACAATGAAGGGAAAATTGCATGTCTGATGATTTCGACAGTAGGTACTACGAGAAAGATGAGGACGGGTTTATTTGTGGGAAAGACCCGCGAAAACTCAGCACACAAGACCTGCTGGACCTTGGTGTGGAGAGTTCATTCAAGAGGATGATCCGCAGGAAGTGCCTCGACTGCTGCAACGACAGCCAAAAAGAGGTTCGTCTCTGCACAGCAATCAGGTGCCCTTTGTGGGCATTCAGAATGGGTAACAACCCTCTTCATGGTAAGACTGGAAAGGAAGAGTAGATGGAAGTGTACATGGTATATAACTATGTCGATACAAAAAAGATGGAATACTTCTCCCCGATTTTCTTCGACACTCTTGAAGAAGTTGAAGATTATCTTCGCGACGAATACAATATTGGGGAAGAGATTGAAGAATGTAGGGTTATCAAGATTAACCTTGACCTTGGACTTGAAGTAAATGTGGACCTTAGTATTTCCTTGAAACCCCCGTTCTGAGTATCCTATGAGATACTAACCATAGATTAATACTCTAGAGAGTAATATATTAACTACCGTCTTTTTACTTTAACATATATACTCTTTACTCTCTAGAGTAACTAACCTATAGGTTATAAGAGATAGGACGACAAAGAATCTTGTCAAGAGGTGGGTAGATCAACTTTCTTTTGTCGTGATAAAAAAGCAACACTTGACTTTCTGTCGTGACTTCCCATATACGACAATCCACAGTAACAAAGGCATTCCCATGAAACACATTCTCTACTCCATCCCTCTTGCTTTGGTTCTTTCCCATAGTGTAAATGCTGGTGGGTATGCTGAACCGATCTATGAACCTCAAGTCATCGTGGAAGATCGTTGCAAGACCTTCCTGATCTTTCGTGTCTGTGATGTAATCAACCCATCTCCGAAACAAGAACGTGAGGACAAGGAACGAACCTATGAGCCGCCGCAAGACAAGGATGAAGATACTCAGGAGCCGCCGAAAAGTGTTCCTGCACCTGAGCCGGAAAAGCCGGTAGAGCCGACCCGCCCAAAGCCTGAACCGGTTTCTGAACCTCCTGTCGAAGAACCCCCCACAGAGGCCCCTGAGAAGCCCGCAGTCGAGCCGCAGGAAGAATCGGAGCCCACCCCCACACCGGAACCGGAAAAGCCTGTCGAAAAACCGGCCAAGGAACCGGCCAAGGACAAGCACCCGAAGGAGGACAAGCCCTATACGGGCAAGCCCGAGAAACCGGCCAAGGAACCGGCCAAGGATAAGCCTAAGAAGGACCGTCCTGTGTCCAAGGACAGGGGACATAAGCACAAGAAGGATCGTTGATATGCCGGTATTTCATGCCGATGATTTCGTCAGGTTTATTGACTATAATAATGGTGATCTCCGTGTTCTCCACCATTGTTATGGGGTTGTTCTTGAGAGCCAAGAAGATAATGGACTTATTTCTGTAAAGTGGTTCTCCAAAGATGGTTCAACTGATTTTACCAAGACGCCTCCCCAAAAACTGATCCACTATGATGATATTATGATGTTCGTTGCTTGGCAAATCAGGAACGGGTATGTGAATGAAGATGATGTAGAGTTTTTGGGGGCTGATTATGACTGACATCAAGGAGCGGCTGCGTATTGCCGCAGAAAAAAGAGACGGCTTTGATGCCGTCTACCTCGCCCCAGAAGCCGCCGACCGTATCGCGCAGTTGGAAGCGGCTCTTGAAGCCGCCAATGTTGATTGGGGCAAGGAGTTCTATCGCGCCGAAGCCGCCGAGGCCCGCATTGCGGAGTTGGAGGCGTCCCTCGCCACGATGCTGGACTGGGCAGACGAACTTTCTGCGGCACTCCTGCCGGATCGCTTTGCGGCCTTCCTTGGCGACTACAACGAAGCCAGCGCCTTGCTTGAGGAGAAGAAAGAATGACCGATGAAGTTGACCCATTCAACGTGAAGGGCATCGACGGCATCCTGCGACCGCTAGACGAGCATTACGACAACCTCGACGACGTGCGCCAAGACCCCTACGGTGCGTGGCTGGCGATCCAGAACCAAGCGGCCCGCATCGCGGAGTTGGAGGCGGCGCTGCGTCCGCTTGCGGTCCTGCCCATCGGCGATGCTACGCCCGACGATGTTCCGCTTTATGGGCTGGACGGCTCCTACA